GGTGGGCGGCGTATCGAACGAAACCGTAAGAGACATCTGCCAGTTCGCTTTGCTCGGCACACCTGGAAATCCAGCCGAGCTCGGCACCGGCATGATTCCGCGTCATGCGATTACCAAGACCGAGCGCAAGCCGGGCGTACCGAATGCGATCTCGGTGACGCAGGTGAAACACATTTCCGGCGGCACCAGCTACCTGTACTTTCTCGCCTACCTGATGGGTCCAGAGCGCTGGTACGGCCGCAGCGTTGACTTCGTGTGGCTCGATGAAGAGCCCCCTCGAGAGATTTATTCCCAGGCGGTGACTCGAACATTGGACAAAAGAGGCTGTGTCGCAATGACGTTCACGCCAGAACATGGCATGACGCAGACGGTCGCGAGTTTCATCAATCGATTGCAGCCAGGGCAAAGCCTGACGAATGCCGGCTGGGACGACGCCACCGATAAGGTGAAAACCGTGGTGAATCAAAAGCCCGGCCATCTTAACGAAGCGATGATGGAACAGATAATGAGTGCGTATAGCCCTCACGAAAGGGAGATGCGCCGAAACGGCCGGCCGTCAATTGGTTCGGGCCTGGTGTTCCCGGTGGCGGAAGAGAAGCTGATGATCGATCCTTTTCCGATACCGGATGATTGGCCAAGAATTTCGGGCCTGGATCTCGGCTGGGACCACAAGACTGCGCTGGTCACGATCGCTATAGATCCAGAGACCTATGACACAGACGAAGAAACAATTTATGTGGTTGACTGCTATGGACAAACTAAAACGCCGCCGCATGTTCACGCAGAATCGATTAAGACACGCAACACCGGGCCGATTGCGTGGCCGCATGACGGACACCGGAGAGATTCGATGGGTAACCCAGGACTGGCCGACCAGTACCGAAACCTCGGTCTCAATCTTCTACCGATGCACTTCACCAACCCGCCGGCACTAGGAGAAAAGAAAGGCGGTAATTCGATTGAAGTCGGTATTCAGAAAATGGTGACGATGATGGAACAGGAGCGTTTTAAAGTTTTTAATACCTTGACCGACTGGTGGGAAGAGTGGCGTCAATATCATCGTAAAGACTCGAAGATCGTACCGCTTAATGACGATGCCATGTCAGCCACACGCTATTGCGTAATGAGCACGCGCTTCGCGCAGGCCACTGATGATCCAAGCTGGTCGAGGAAACTTGAATACCCAGAGCTAGGACTGGTCTGATGAACCTTCTTGATTACCGCCCCCCAGGACTGGAGGGGCTGCTGGGTTATCTCAAAGAGTATCCCGGCCGTGTGAAAGAAGAATTCATGGAAGGCGCCAGTCAGCTTCGACCAGGCGTCAATCAAATGCTGCCGGCTATGCAGATGGCGTATTCGGCTTTCACTCCAGCGATCGAAGACATTGCGCTCCAGGGCGGCAACCTGCTGGCCCCTGGTTTGAATCAACTGGCCCAAGGTCAGTACGAAGCGCAGCAAGCGCTCGCACAACAGCTCGGCTTACCGGACTCCGGTTTGCTGGCTGAACGTCAGGATATTACCGGCGAGCAGTTGGCAACCCCATTATTGCTGGCGGGATCTCTGGCGCGAGGCAAGTTCCCGAACTGGATGTCGCCTTCACAAAGGGCAATCACAGCCGCACAGCCCAAAGCCACAGGACAGCAGTACGCCAAGGCACTCGAAAAAGAAAAAGGTGCTGTAGCCGAAGCCAAACAAACAGGCTTACTGGCAGCCCTTCAAGACACGCCCGGCACCATAACGCAGGAACAGGCGTTAAGCCTGGTGTCTCCGTTGGATCTGACGGAAACGGTACGAGGTGTTCGCGGTATCGAAGGACGTGATTATGATTGGTGGAGAAGACGAACAGAGGAACTTTTTTATGCAGATTCTCCAGAGGAATACCAACAAGCAGTAGCAAATCGAGATCGCCTTCAAGACACTGGCTTGCCTACTAAATACGGCGACGACGAAAAACTAAACCTCCCCGGCGGCACCAACCCGAAAGAGATACTGGTGCAGTTGCCATTTCCGAAGTTGGCCGACTTTGATTCGCGGGAAGCATACGACGCGGCTATTGGAGAACAAGACCTTAGAGGTGGTGTTTACACCGGAGGCCACTGGAGCGAACCCAACGTCCTAACCCACATCCGAACCAATGAACGTGATGTCGGCGGTAAGAAAGCACTACACGCAGAAGAATACCAATCGGATTGGCATCAGCAGGCGACGGGTGAAAGAACAAAAAAAATAAAGCGATTAGCACATGAAAGTGAAATTTCTAGGGAAGAGGCGCAGAAGTTAGTACCTAGTGATTGGGGGTATCACAAACAAGTTTCACAATCTGAAGTAGAAAATGCCAGAAGGGAACGAGATCGATTAAAGGATGCCCTTGATAAAAAACAAACGGAATTATTGGTTGCCATAAAAAAGGATGCAGAACCTTATATTTTGTCCGGAAGGGAGATAAACGATAAGTTATTCCAGAATTCAGAGTGGCGTGAATTAGGCGAACAGACTTCCCAAGCTAGTAAAAATCTGAACTCTTTGATAAGGCGTAATGCCAAAGCAGTCCCAGACGCCCCCTTCAAAAAGACATGGCACGAACTCGGATGGAAACGCCACTTCATGGAAGCCATCCGCGATCCATCCATCGAGCGTTTAACGTGGACAACGGGGGATGTGCAAGCGGATCGTTATGACTTGTCTCGGTTTATCGCTGAAATCAAAGTTAAACCAAATAAAACTTGGGGCGACAATTGGGATCTTTTCATTAAATATAAGGAAGGAACTACCGGTCTTGGGGGGGTTACTGAAGAGCATCTACCCCGTGTCGGAGAGTCAGATGAGTATGGAAATCTTTCTGATTGGGTTGGTAAGGAAATGGCCGATAAGATCGAGAATGATGCTGACGGCAGTTTGAAAACCTACTCTGGCCTCGACTTGGAAATGGGAGGTGAGTTCCACAAAAACCTCTACGACAAGAAAATCCCGCAGTTCGTTAAAAAGTTTTTGAAACAGTTTGGTGTTGAGCCGCAGTTAATTAGATCCCCACGATTTCCAGGTGGACAAGTTACTAAGGCTGATTGGTCTGGTAGTTGGGGAATTATGGATGCTGATGGAATGCTAGACACCGCTAACACCTGGAAGACGCGGGAAGAAGCAGAAGAAGCATTGAATCAAGAATACTGGTACATCGACATCACACCCGAAATGCGCGAACACTTTTCAGAGCAGGGAATACCACTGACCATGATTGATCAGCCTAAGACAGGATTACTGGCATACGCATAATGGCAAAGCAACCAAAATTAACAGAAGAGCAACTGCTCACTCGAATTCATCAAGAGATTCGCGGCGCAATCGGTTATGGCGGAGACGAGGTTTCGGTACAGCGTGAAGAAGCACAGCGTTATTACTTTGGTGAACCTTTTGGAGGAGAGCAGGAGGGACGCAGTCAATACGTTGATAGCAGCGTTGCCGATGCAATCGAGTGGATGAAGCCGAGCTTGATGCGTGTCTTTGCATCAGGCGATTCCATCGTCACGTTTAACCCGACGCGCCCCGACCAGGTCGAGCAGGCCAAACAGGCCACCGACTATGTGAATTGGGTTTTCCTTAAAAGCATGAAGGGCTGGAAAATTTTGCTGGATTGGTTCCATGATGCTCTGCTACTTAAAAACGGATTCGTTAAAGTCTGGTGGGATTATTCAGAAGACAAGCAAAGGGAAGAATATGAAAGACTGACAGACATTGAATTCGAATCGCTCATCAGTGTCGATGAAGTCGAGGTGATTGAGCACACGCAAACCGGCGAAGACATGGGCGGCGTTGAAGTTGTGTTGCACGATGTCGTGATCATGCGGACCGCAAAAGACGGGCGCATCCGAGTTGAGAATGTGGTGCCGGACGAGATCCTTCTGGCAAGAGAATCCAACTCTCTATCTGAATCACGGTTCGTCTGCCATCGGGTTAAAAAGACCGTCACCGAATTGCGCGAGATGGGATTCGAAATAGATCCCGATACTTTGCCCCGCGGCGATGACATGGACGAGCTCTCGGTCCAGCGCCTGGCACGTTACTCTTTTGATGACACTTACGAATTCGGTATCTGGGGCGATGCGGAAGAGGGCAACCAGGACAAGTCCACTTGGACCTATTGGTTGTACGAATGTTACTTGCGCTGCGACTGGGATAATGACGGCCTGGCCGAGCTCAGAAAAGTTTGCCTGATTGGCGACAAAGTTTTAGAGAACGTCGCGGTTGACAATATTCCGTTCATCACGATTACGCCGACGCCGATTCCAGGCAAGACGATCGGGCTCAGTGTTGCCGACCTGGTGATGCCGCTCCAAGAGATCAAGAGCTCTATCATGCGTAACGTGCTCGACTCGATGTACTTGAGCAACCAGCCGAGATTATCTGTCCAAGAAGGGATGGTGAATTTGGATGATTTGCTCACGCAACGTGTTGGCGGAATAGTTCGAACCAAAGCACCGAACGCGATCGTACCGCTGCCGAACCATCCGATTGAAGCGCACACGTTTGGATTGATCGAGTACCTCGACGGCGTTCGTGAATCCCGGACCGGCGTCTCACGCATGAGCCAGGGTCTGAACGATAACGCACTGACCAGCCACACGACAGCTACGGCGGTTAACCAGGTGATGAGTGCATCGCATTCACGCCTGGAGCTCGTCGCCAGAGTCTTCGCCGAGACCGGCGTCAAAGAGCTCATGGAGCGCATTTACGAATTGCTCCAGAAAAACCAGGACAAGGAAAAAGTCGTACAGCTTCGCGGCGACTGGGTTGGCGTCCGGCCGGACCAGTGGAACGACAAGATGGATGCGACGGTTGCGGTTGGTGTCGGCAGCGGAAACAAAGACCAGCAGATCGCGCATTTGTCGAACCTGCTTCAGTACGGCACCCAGGCGATTGCCGGCGGACTGCCGATTTTCAATGTCCAAAACATTTACAACATCATTGCGCAACTAATTAAAGCGCAGGGCTTTATGAACGTCGGCGATTTTGTTACTGACCCATCGATGATTCCGCCGCCGCAGCCACAAGGCCCAGATCCAGAGATGCAACTCCAGCAACAGGAGATGCAGGTTAAAACCGCCGAGCTTGAAATCAAGGCCGGCGAACTGGAGCTCAAGCGTCAGCAGCTCGCACAGAAAACTCAAGAGGCTGACGTAGATGCTGCGCTTCGCGCAGAAGAGCTCGTACTCGAACGTGAACAGAAACGCGCAGTCGCGATAGGGAGAACGTAATGCCATCAGGACCAGGAACATACGGAAAGAAACGTGGCCGTCCGCCCAAAAAGAATAAGAAAAAGAAATAGTGGAAGAAAACGATCTGCGCGTTGAACGCGCCAAAGAGCTACTCAAACACGATCTCTTTATAGAAGCGTTCGACACGCTTGAAAAAGAACTAAAAGACCGCTGGCAAAACAGCGGTTCTAACGAAGCCGATGCCAGGGAGTCTTGCTGGCTCGCACTCCAGCTTCTTTACCAGGTCAAACGACATATCGAGTCCATAGTGACCACCGGTCGTCTGGACGAATTGGCGAAGAAAACTGGTCCCATTATCTAGCTAAGTTAACAGGAGTTACACATGGCGGACACGCAACCTGCACCCGCCGGAGTCACACCCGGCGCTAGAGATGTACCGGTCCCAGGACCGCTCGCATCCTCGGATGAAAATGATCTCGCGGATGCAACCCAAGGATTTCTAAATCTTATGGACCCCCCAGAGGAAACTCCAGAAGAAGAAGAAGCCGCCCCTACTGAAGCTGAAGAGTCCACCGACGATGATCGAGACGAATCTGCGGAAGAGGAAGCCACGGAAGAATTAGAGGCGACAGCCGAAGAGGAAACCGAGGAAGAAGCTGAAACCGAAGAAGAGACGGAAGAAGAACCTGAGTTATTCGCAGTCAAGGTAGACGGCGAAGAAGTAGAGGTCACCTTCGAAGAGCTCGTGAACGGTTACAGCAGAACATCTTCTTTCACGAAGAAAAGTCAACAGCTCGCTGAACAGCGCAAAGCGTTTGAAACTGAAGCGTCAGAAGTGATGCAGCAGCGCGATGCAATTCAAGCCGAGCGACAACAAATGCACTCTGCTCTTGAGCAGATGCTCCAAGCCTCTGTAGGTCAGATGGATCAGTTCCAGAATATCAATTGGGACGAGCTCCGTTCTGATGACCCTATGGAGTGGGCAGTCAAGCGACAGGAACTTCAAGAACATCAGCAAAAAATTGCAACCGCGCAAGCGCAGCAAAAGCAATTGCAGGACAATTTTGAGCGCGACCAGAATGCGGCATTCGCGGCCGAACTGAAACGTGAGAACGAAGCTCTATTGGAAAAGATGCCGGAATGGTCTGATCCAAAAAAGCAACGTGACATCGCGCAACAGTTAGCGGTTTACGCAGAGTCGCAAGGCTGGGCGAAAGAAGAAATAAATCAGCTTGTTGACCATCGGAGTTTTCTGATTCTTCAAAAGGCAATGCTCTATGACCAATTGAAATCGGCTGATGTGAAGTCGAAGAAAGTCAAAGGCAAGCCGAAGGTTGCTCGCCCAGGACGGGGAGTAAACAAAGAAGACATTACGAAAAAGCAGCGTGCAGATTCAATCAATCGTCTCAAGCGCGGTGGTGGCTTGAAAGAAGCTGCCGATGCGTTCGAGGCTTTTCTCTAATATAGAGGGAGACTTTAACAATGGCTGCACCAGCAAACACTAGACTGACTTACAACGTCAGTGATGGTGATCTGGCCGCTATAGGGATCAGGGAAGATCTAAGTGATTTGATTTCAAACATCGACTAGGTGTCATTGCCGAGTAATCGGCAAAAGCAAACTGGGTGAAAACGGTGAACATCCCAAGTGGAAAATACCGTGCCAAGTCCGAAAGGAAAGGTGTAGAGACTATCCGCAAGGAGTAGAGGCCAAGTGGCCTCGAAGCGCCCAGCCCCGTAAGGGTGAAGATATAGTCCGAACTGTGCGGTAACGTACAGCAGCCGTAAGGCGGAATGAAATTAACGACTTCATTTGAACATACTGTAGTCCAATGGAAACGCCGTTCATTAGTGGAATCGGCAAATCCAGCGTGTCTAATACCCTGTTTCAATGGCAGACTGAGTGATTGGTCTGTAAAAACTCCGTGAACTGCGGGAACCCTAAATCAAAAGACAAGGGAATCTGCAGCCAAGACTGTCAGGAATGACAGTAAGGTTCAACGCATAGGCTAAGGAGTCCAGAACGGACGGTAAAAGCCCACGAGCGCGGAGCATCCTTCGGGATGATGAGATATGCTGAACTGCATGGAAACATGCAGAAGTAGAAGATAAAAAACTTCTGCGATAACAATTTGGACACCCTAACCGCTCCCGCTGGCGGTACCAGCGGAAACCGCGTTGTGGAAGGCAATGATGCCGCCGCTAACGCTCCTGTAGAGCCAACGCTCTTAACCAACTACACGCAAATTTCCACGAAAGTCACGTTCAGTTCTGGGACCGCTGACGCAGTAGATTGGGCCGGCAGAAAAACTGCCTTGGCCTACCAGCTCGCGAAAGCATCCAAGGAAATGAAGAGACAAATGGAATCCATGCTTCTGGGTAACACCGGAAAATCGGCTGGTAAGGGCTCTGGTGGTGGCGACACTGCCGCAGCTCGTGCAACGGCTGGTCTGCGTACTTGGCTAACCTCCAACACCGACCTCGGTACTGGTGGCGCGGATAACGCTGCTGGTACTGCTGCGACTGATGGTACTCAGCGCACGCTAACCGAAGCGATGATCCAGGCGGTTGCACTGTCGTGCTTTGAAAATGGTGGTCATCCTGACTCCATTCTTTGCGGTACGTCACAGAAGCAAACCATCTCTACTTTCGCTACAAGCTCATCTGCTGGTTATCCAGTGGCCCAGGCGTATATAACTGCTGATCGGGACTCACAAGCCTCGATGGTGGCAGCTATCGATGTCTACACGGGCGATTTCGGTTCGTACACGATTAAGCCTGACCTGTGGATTGGATATGACGGCACCGGCCGTTCATCTGCATCTGCTGGTCGCGATGTATTCTTAATCGACTATGAGTACTGGGATGTTGCTTACCTGCGTCCTTGGAGAGTCCACGAGCTGAGTCGTACTGGCGATAGCGCCAAACGGCAAGTCCTCGTTGAGTACGGACTTCGTGCCAAGAACGAAGCATCTTCGGGTGTGGTTGCTGACATCACTTAAACGTAGTTTTAATTAGTACAGAGAGGGCGCCTTCGGGCGCCCTTTTCTTTTGGAGAACCGAATGGCGAAAAAGAAACCAGCGCCTAAAAAGGGAATGTCTTTAGAAAAGGCTGCTAAACGAATCGAGAAGCTGATCGATAAATCTGATCGTGAGCGGAAAGTGCGGCGCGACTGGAGAAATCCGGGTGCGCGTGTTGACGAAGAGAGGTTTTTCTAATGGCTAAGACATGGCTGCTCGACCAATTCGGTTGTCGAACGAATCACTTCATCGAGGAACCGGATGGCAGCATCACGATCGATACTGTTCAAGACGTAGGTCCGATCCTCGAAGACAACAAACGTAAGTTCAACGCGTTTGGCAAAAAGAACATGCCAGGCAAGCGTCACGAATTTTTTCATCACACACATCGGATTCCGGTGACTGTGTACGAACTATGGATGCGAGAGACCAATGGAGAGATCGATCGCAATAAAAAATTGCTTGCGAAGTATCTGAACGATCCAGACAACAAGTTTTTCCAAGTTGCACCAACCCAACTGTAGGTATCACAGATGAATCAATCTATGTATTTTCGTCCAAGCGGAGTCAATGAGGTCGTAGCGTTTGACGCCAGTGTTGCTTCTGCTGCTGTTGCCGCTCAATGCTTTATGGTCGAAGTTGTCGCTGACCAAAATTGCTATATCTCGGTCGAGGCTGCGCCAACTGCGACCGCAACGAACGGCATGTACATCGTCAAAGACTGGCCTTACTTTGTGAAGGTCACACCTGGCGAGAAAATTGCAGCGATCAAAGTCACAACGGCCGGCAATCTTTATATTTCGCAACTGACCCAGTAGGAGCAGATCTATGGCGATCAGCACTTACACGGAGCTGCAGGACGCTGTCAGTAATTGGCTCGACCGATCTGACCTTTCCGATCGCATTCCAGAATTTATTACGTTGGCCGAAGCGCAAATGAATCGTATGCTTCGGATTCGGCTGATGGAAGGGCGTTACACCGCAAGCACGGTCAAAGGACAGCGTAATTACGCACTGCCAACGGACTACCGGCAGATGCGTGCGCTCCGAATAAATCAAGATCCGATTCGGGTTCTTCAATACCTGTCGCCGCAAAATATGGATTCGGTATGGGCAGGTTCCTATACCGGCACACCAACCGCGTACACCATTGTCGCGAACGACATTCGACTCGGGCCATCACCGGATTCAGTGCTCGAACTCGACATCGACTATTACCGCGCTGTGTCGCCGTTATCGGGTACGACTGCGACGACCACCATGCTGACGCAGAACCCTGACATCTATCTTTACGGCGCACTAATGGCGGCTGAACCTTTTTTAATGAATGATGAACGCCTGGCTGTCTGGGGTGCATTGTTCGACAAAGCGGTTCGCAACCTGGAATCTCAAGATGCTCGTGATCGGCACAGCGGTTCAGCTTTGCAGATCAGGAATCTCAGTCTCAAGCCGTGAAATGGTCACAAGCATCACCGCTGCCCTGGAGTGGCATTGCAACAAATTGGAATACTGCTGCACTAAGTAATTCGATCAGTGTTGCTGCCACGTTAGACGGCAGCTCGACAAATCGGGTTGTTAAATCAGAAACGATTTCTTTTGCTGCGAGCGTTACTGATGCGCTTGCCAATAACCACACGATGCCGGAATCGGTATCGATGGCTGCAGCCCTCACACAAGCAAGTGTGGGTGGCTTCGTTTTCTCCGACAGTATTAGTTTGGCAGCAACTGCGGGTTACACGCAGTCAGATGATGCAACGTTAGCTAATTCGATCACGCTCGCTGCTACAGCGGCTGCTGTAAACAATGTTAACTATCCAGAGAGTATTACGCTCGCGTCAACTCACAGCATTTACCCTGGAGAGTTTTATCTGAACTCAATTAGTTTGGCAACGACTGCCGGTCTGACTATGACCGATAGTTTTTTGTGGAACGAAGTGAGCGACACGTCCACAACCTGGACGAAAGTGGATTATCCAAATTGATTCAACTCAATAGTTCTATTAAAGCTCATGGAGGCTTATCAATGAACGAAAGTAAGGAACTGAAACTTCGCCTCAAGAACAAGTGGGAATTTGTTTGCAAGGGCGTAAACGGGCAGACAAAATGGCGAGAAGTTGCAGATAACCTTATCGTCAACGTTGGTCTGCAAGATCTTTTAGCCAAGTACCTCAAGGGAAGCTCATACACCGCCGCCTGGTACGTCGGAATCAAAGAAGCCGGAACAGCAGTGGCAGCCGATACGATGGCGTCACACTCAAGCTGGGTGGAAAACGCTGACTACACGGAATCGGTACGACAGACGTTAACTTTGGGTACAGCAACAACTG